AAAAAATATATGGATTTGTTAATTGGGCTTTTGTAGATCAAAAAACAGAAGATAAATTTTTACAAACAGGCATAATAGATAATTTTAAATGTGGAGATATTATGTTGCATATAGATTTTATTGCAAAAAAAAATGTCAAACAAATAATGAGTTGGCTTAAAAATAATTCAGCAAAAACTTTAGGTCTAAATAAAACTATACATTGGGCAAGATTAAATAATAAAGATAAAGTTAGAAAAATTATGAAACAAACAACTAAGGAATATTGGTTATGGGTAGAGTAGTTAGAAGAGTAAAAAAAATAGTTAAAAAAGTTGTAAAACCAGTAGTAAGAGTTGTTAAAAAAGTTGTTAAAACTGCTGTTAATGTAGTTCAAAAAGCTGTCTCATGGGTAACACCATCTTTTCCAACATTTGACGATAGTGGTGCTGGTGGATTTGGCACAACTGCAATAGACAGTTATGAACAAGGTATTTTAATAAATAAACAATCTAATGATGCTTCAATTCCTGTCATTTATGGTGAGAGAATGGTAGGTGGAACAAGAGTTTTTTTACAAACTTCTGGATCATCAAATTTATATTTATATATGGCTCTGGTTTTATGCGAGGGAGAAATAAATTCTATAGAACAAATTTTTGTTGATGACACACTTGTAAATTGGTCTGGTTCTTTAACTCATGGAGTTAGTAGAACTGCATTTGCTGGAAAATATGGGCAACACATTGTAGTTCAATGTTTTATGGGTAAAGATAATCAAACTGCTAGTAGTCTTTTGACTCCTTTATCTAATTGGGGTTCTAACCATAGATTAAGAGGTGTTGCATATTTAGCTCTACGTTTTAGGTGGAATCAAAATATGTTTAGTGGCATTCCACAAGTAAGAGTTAAATTAAAAGGAAAAAAAATAGTTACATTAGACTCTAGTTTAAATGAGTCATCACCAACTTACTCTACTAATCCAGCATTTTGTATTTTAGATTATTTAAGAAACGAAAGATATGGAAAAGGATTAGCAACAACAGATATTGACTTACAAAGTTTTTATGATGCTTCTGTTGTATGTGCAACACAAGTTACACCATTTTCAGGTGCAAGTGATATAAATATATTTGATACAAATTTTGTTTTAGATACAGGAAGAAAAGTTATTCAAAATTTAAGAGAACTTATAAAAGGTTGTAGAGGCTTTCTACCATTTACACAAGGAAAATATAAATTAATTATAGAAACTACAGGATCAGCTTCAATAACTTTAACAGAAGATAATATCATTGGTGGTTATGTTTTATCAAGCCCAGATAAAAATTCTAAATTTAATAGAGTTATAGTTTCATATATTAATCCAGCTAGATCTTTTCAGGTAGATCAAGCGCAGTTTCCGCCACTTGATGATAGTAGTTTACCAAGTGCAGATCAGCACTCGACAATGAAAACTGCTGACGGTGGAGTGTTGCTAGAGGGAAGATTTGAGTTTCCTACATTGACATCAACTTACCAAGCAGAAGAAATGGCAGAGATTATTTTAAGAAGATCAAGAGAAGCATTAGAGTTACAAATTACAGTTGATTTTAATGCTTATGATTTAAGCATTGGAGAAATAGTTAATATTACCCACGCATCATTAGGGTTTTCGTCTAAAGCATTTAGAGTTACTGCAATTACATTTAACGAAGATTATACAATAGACTTAAACTTAGTAGAGTACCAAGCCTCACATTACACTTGGGCATCAAAACAACAAGTAACATCAACTCCAACAACAAATTTACCAGATGCGTTTGCAACTATTGATCTATCAGAAGTAGTTAATTTTATGACATTATCAGATAGTATTGTTGAATATAATGATGGAATTATAATAGCAAAATTAACTATTGATTTATTACTATTAGATCAATCACAAGGTTTTGCTGGTGATGGATCAGAATTAGATCCACCAGATAGTTTTTTCGATTTTTTTGAAGTTGAATTTTCAGAAGATGGCATTAATTTTACAACAGTTGGATCAGGTAAACAATCAAGATTTGAAGTATTAAATGTTAAAGATGGAACTACTTATACTGTTAGAGCAAGATATGTAAATACTGCTGGTGTAAGATCAGACTTTATAACACAAACACATACAGTAGAGGGTTTATCAGCAAATCCAGCAGATGTTCAAAATTTTTCTATAAATGTAGTTGGAGATCAAGCTATATTAACTTTTGACCCTGTGCCAGATTTAGATTTATCTCACTATGTTATCAAACATAATCCTAACACAACAGGAGCAACATTTATAAATTCAAAAACCATAATAAGTAAACTTGCAAGACCAGCCACTACGGCAACTGTGGTATATCAAAAAGGAACTTATTTAATCCGTGCGGAAGACAAATTTGGAAATCAATCTATTAAAGAAACTTTGATTGTTTCAGATATAGAACCTAGTCAATTTACAACAGAAACAACTATAAACGAACACACATCATTTTCTGGAACTAAATCTAATGTAGAGATTGTACAAAAAGACTCTGTAAATCATATTGGTCTTACCGCAACAGGAACTTTGGGAAATCCATCATCATCAGTACCAACCACAGGCACTTATGACTTTACAAATACAATAACACTTCCAGCAATATTTAATGCTAAGTTTGAATCAAACGTACAACAAACAGTTGAGAATGTTGCAGAATATTTTGATAATGGTAGGCCAAATAGTTCTACAAATATTGATAGTGGTAGCCCAGATCCTTTTGATGGAACAACAGTTCAAAATTGTAACACAATATTACAAATTTCTAAGAGTGATGATAATGTTACTTTTAGCTCATTTCAAAATTTTACAACAGGACAGTTTAGAGGTCGATTTTTTAAATTTAGAGCTTTGTTTACATCAGCAGATCAAGATAGTAGAACTTTAGTAAACACTCTATCAGTAACAGCAAGTTTAAGAGAATTAGTTCAATCTGGTGCAGATATTGCAAGTGGAACAGGCGGCAAAGCTGTTACATATACAAGTGCATTTAGACTTAATCCATCAATAACTGTTAGTGGTCAAAATATGGCAACAGGAGATTATTTTACAATTACAAGTAAAACTACAACAGGATTTACTATTGAGTTTTTTAACTCATCTGGTACAAGCATAAACAGAACCTTTGATTTTACATCAAGAGGAATAGGATAATATATGGCACAAGTTTCACAAATAGCGATAGATAACCAAACATTCGCAACTTTTAGGACAGTTTTAAATAACAGTTTAAATGCAATAAATTCATCACACATAGGAAGTACTGCACCAAGTTCAGTCACTGCTGGAACAATATGGGTAGATAACGGAACATCTGGAAAATTAAAAGTAAAACTAAATGACGGAACAGATAATATAGAACTTTTTGAAATAGATATATCTACTAATGCTATTTCAAGTAGTATGTCAACAACAGGAACAATATCAGAAACAGACCCAAATGCGATTCCATTTGCGGTAGCTTTAGGGAGTTAATATATGAGTAATAATTTTAATGATTCACAAGTAAGCTTATCAAACGCAAATTTGACAGACGTATTTACAGCAAGTAATAAATCTTTAGTTATTGCTGGTACTATTTCAAATACAGGCGGTACAGCTATAAATGTAGCACTTAAAAAATTTGATAATTCTGCAAATGCTGGAAAATTTATTTTTAAAGATTTACCTTTGCCTGTCGGGTCATCAATCGAATTACCAAAAATAGTTTTACAATCATCAGATAAAATTCAAGCACAATCAGATAATTCAAGTGGAAATGCTGATGTCCACTTACAACTATTAACAGATGTATCATAGGGAGATTAAATGTCCTCTTATTTAGGAAATATCCCATCAAACAATTTTGTAAGTTTAAAACGTCAAGTTATAACTGGTAATGGTGGTGCATCCTATACTTTAGATCATAGTGTGGCATCAGTTAATGATGTTGCAATTTTTGTGTCCAACGTTCGTCAGAATCCCTCAAGTTATTCTATATCAGGCACATCTCTTACGCTTGGTGGTAACATAGACAGTAATACTGAATGCTATGTACTTTTCTTAGGACAATCTTTACAGACTGTAGTGCCTGACACCAACACAATCACAACAGCAATGATGCAAGATAGTGCCATTACAACACAAAAAATAAATGATGGAGCTATCACATCTGCTAAATTAAGTTCTGGAAAGATATTACAAGTGGTATCAGTTGTTGATAGCACAGATGTAACAGTAAATAATCAAACATACACAGATACTGGTTTGACAGCAAGTATAACCCCAGCTTCAACCTCATCTAAAGTTTTAATAACGGTTAATACTGCAATTTTAGTTAGTGGT